TAAAACTCCAGAAGAAGTTGCTGAAAAATTAAAAGGCATTAACGATTTAGACTTAGATGATTTATTTGCTTCTAGTTCAGTAGATTTTGCTGACGAATATGGTTTTGAAAATGAAGATGATGCACATGAACTGTTTGACAAAGCAGTTGCATTAATGATTCCAAAACCAGATGACCGTGCTAGGGACAAAGTTGATGACAGACCTGCAACTTCAGACGATATTGCTAAAATAAACAAAGGCGAAGAACCAGAAATGGAAGAAGATATCAACGAAGGTTGTGGTGATGATTCATGTCCTACATGCGGTGGAGATCCAGAAGATATGGGACCACCAGAACCAGAAGAACAAGAAAGTCACAAATATGAAAAACATCATTCTACTGAAACAGGCTCTGTATCAGTCGAGGCTAGTGCAGATTCAATAGACGAACTTAAAGTATTGTTAAGAAAAGTTGGAATTACTTTACCAAGTGGCGAACCACATGGCGATGATGACCATGATGATGACCATGATGATAAAGGACCTATGAAAATTGTATCATTAAGTCCGGAACCAGAAATGGACGGTGATAAACCAACTATGGACTTCCCAAAAACAGCAGTAGACCCAGATTCCAAAGAAGTTTTAACAAATATCCTCAAAGATAGACTAAAAGATTATTTGCGTAACGGCAAATAATACTTTATTTCCCCTCTAAAACTTAATAAATAGTGTTATGCCTAAAGGAACAGTTAATACTGAGTTAGTAAAACAAGCATATACTAAAGTTCAATACGACTCTGATATGTTATTAGAGTTTCAACAATGTTGTGATCCAAATGACGGGCCAATGTTCTTTATGAAAAAGTATGTGAACATACAACACCCTACAAGAGGTGGCATTCCTTTTGAACCATACGATTATCAAGAAGATTTAATTGTAAATTACAACGAAAACAGGTACAGTATTAATATGCTGGGCAGACAGATGGGTAAAACTACTGTGGCGGCAGGATATTTGTTATGGTTTGCTATGTTTAAACCAGACAGTACCATATTAGTTGCGGCTCATAAGGCGGCTGGCTCACAAGAAATTATGCAACGTATTAGATATGCTTATGAAAGTATTCCTAATCATATAAGAGCAGGTGTTGTTGAATATAATAAGATGAGTATTAGTTTTGATAACGGCAGTAGAATAGTAGCAAGTACAACAACAGAAAATACTGGTAGAGGTATGTCACTAACTTTAGTTTACTTAGATGAGTTTGCATTCGTACCACCCAGAATAGCCAAAGAATTTTGGACATCTTTATCACCAACATTAGCAACAGGTGGTAAATGTATTGTTACTAGCACTCCAAACAGCGATGATGATACCTTTGCACAAATTTGGCACCAAGCAGTAAAAACAGTAGATGAATATGGTAATACATCTGATGTAGGTGTAAATGGATTCAAAGGATATTTGGCAAAATGGGACCAACATCCAGACAGAGACCAAGAGTGGAAAGATGAAGAACAAGGCAGAATAGGAGAAGAACGTTTTAGACGTGAGCATGAATGCGAATTTATCATATACAATGAAACACTTATAGACTCCTTAAAATTGGCTACTCTAAAGTACACAGACGTCTTGTATAGGCAAGGAGAAGTTCGTTGGTATAAAAGGCCCACAGCAGACAAAACGTATGTGTTAGCACTTGACCCAGCGGCTGGAACAGGCGGAGATAATGCCGCAATACAAGTAATTGAGTTACCTTCAATGACACAGGTTGCAGAATGGTGTCACAATAAGACTCCAGTAGAAGGTCAAATAAGAGTAATGAGAGAAATTTTAAAAGAGATTGACCAATACGGAGCAAAAGAAATATATTGGACAGTTGAAAACAATAGCATAGGTGAAGCCGCCCTTGTTGTAATTAGAGATACAGGAGAAGAAAATTTTCCAGGAAACTTTTTACATGATCCTATTAAAGTACAAGGGAAAAGAGGAAGGAAAGGTTTTCATACAAGTTCAAAAAGTAAATTGGACGGCTGTATTACATTAAAAAGATTTATAGAACAAGACAAAATTAAACTATTCTCTGATGCATGTATTAGAGAATTAAAAACTTTTGTTGCTAGAGGAAATAGTTTTTCAGCACAACCAGGCGAAACTGATGACTTGGTAATGAGTTTGATTATTTGTTGTAGAATGATTACATATATTGCAAGTTTTGAAGATGATATCTTTGAAGTTGTAAATCAAAACATAGGCGGAGACAACAATTATGATGATGACAAGCCTATAGACGAGTATGACGAACCTATGCCAATTGGACTACTTTAGATAAATACAAGTATGGCAATCAGTATAAAAACAGTAGCAGACAAAACATATAATCTTTTAAAAGGTTATGGATACCAAATTGATACTTTTAATAAAGTAGGAGAGGTAGTTGGCGATCCTGCAGATGCAATTAGATTTTTTGTAGAAGATCCAAATTTGTTAGTTACTCTTAATGTACCTGATGAAGAAATAAGATTAAGTATTAGTAAAAATACTGAAGAAACTGATAAACTAAGAAAACAATTAGAAAATCTAAGTAAAGACTATTTGATGAATTTAGATTTTAGAGTATTTGGGAGAACATTAAAACCAAGCAGTGAATCAACAGACGTAGCAAAAGAGACCAACATGAAAGAAACAAATGAATTGAGAAAACTAGCAGGACTTCCTTTAGAAGAAAAAGATGATATAGATTCTTTTAAAGGCTCCACAAAAGACGGACACAAATATAGAGCAAAGGCTGATGACCAGGATTACAGTCAATACTTAAAAGTGTTTTATGGAGACGGCAAGTACTTTAGAATTTATTATGATTCCAGGGTAACTGGTGGAAAAGCAGGTGGATATGATCCTAAAGGAATAGAAACAAATGATCCTAAGGCAGAAAAAGTATTTGCAGATTTACCAGATGACTTTTTTAAAAAATACGGTTCTGAAGGTGAAACAGGATTAGAAGATATAATTGATATGATAAAGAAAGAAGATATAAAAGAAGAATACGAAGCCGGTGAACTTCCAGGTTTAAACGTAATGCAAGGTGAATCAATTAAAGAAGCAACTTTAGGTGCTGTACATGGTTCACTAAAAACAAGTTATCAACCATTGGATAATGTAAAACTAATTGTAAAACATTCTAAACCTGTAAACGAAGAAATACGCGGTGCTAGAAGTAGAAACATCAGCAAAATTTTTATTCAAGCAAATGAAGAACGTTTTTATTTCCCTAGTAAAAATTTACAAGGTGCAAGAGCAATGGCAAGACACATATACAATGGTGGTGTAATGCATGACTCAATTGGAGAAAGCATTGTGCAAATGTGTAAAGACTTTGGCACACTTAAAGAATTTATTCGTTACGTCAATAAAAAAGGTTTAATAAATGAAGATAACCAAGAGTATGTAACACTTGCAAGACAACAAATGGATAACATAAGAACATCATTTAAAAGAGTTGCTGGAGTAAAAACATACAGTAAAGCAGTAGAAAGTATAACAGATGAGTCGAATATAGATATCGTAACAGAAGTAAACTTGGAAGACCACTTTACAGAAACACACTTTGATGACAAAGTTGGTAATGCACATGAAACATTATCAAAACTTGTAAACAGAAAAAATGCATTTGAACAATATATAATGAATGCTATTGAAAATGAAAATTTTGCAAACGCAAAAGAACTTATACAAGAAGAACCGATTGAGTTTGAAAATGCACATCAAAGATTAGGTTATCAAGTTGGACAATTAAGTGGTTGTGTTAAAGACAGTAAGTTAGCAAACTACTTAGGCGGAATTGGAAATAAACTATCAACAGGCGGTCAATTAGATGCAATGGAATATAGAGCAGTTAAGGCTTCTTTATTATCAGCACAAAGACCACAGCAAAATGTAATGGCAACTGAAATGTCCCTTGCAGAAAGCAGAGAATACCAATTATTCATAGAGAGTTTCGATATAGAAATATAAATACTATTATAACAAGACAACGGTTATTGTCGAAAGACAAAAAAAGGTTGACAACATGGCACAAAGAAAGTAAACTTAGGCACATACAGTAATCACAGATTACAAACATGGCACATACATAGGAGATATTATTATGGCATCTTTGGCAGAAATAAGGGCTAAATTGGCAAGCATGGAGAACAACAAGAGTTCTAGCCAATCATCAACAGGCGGAGACAACGCCATTTTCCCACATTGGAACATCGACGAAGGTACAAGTTGTACACTTAGATTCCTTCCTGATGAAGATCCTAACAACACGTTTTTCTGGGTAGAAAGACAAATGATTAGGTTATCATTTCCAGGTGTGAAAGGCGGTGACGCAAAACCTGTTACAGTACAAGTTCCGTGTAACGAAATGTACGGCGAAACTTGTCCAGTATTAACTGAGGTTCGTCCTTGGTTTAAAGACGCAAGTCTAGAAGACATGGGTCGTAAGTACTGGAAAAAAAGAAGTTACATTTTCCAAGGATTTGTAACTGAAAATCCGTTAAATGAAGAAACACCTGAAAATCCAATCAGACGTTTTGTCATTTCCCCACAAATCTTTAACATTATCAAATCAGCATTGATGGACCCAGACATGGAAAACATTCCTACTGATTATGTAAATGGTACAGACTTTAGGGTAACAAAAACAACCAAAGGACAGTATGCAGACTACTCTACTTCAAAATGGGCTCGTAAAGAACGTGGCTTAAATGAAGAAGAATTAGCGGCTATTGATTCTAATGGTTTGTATAACTTAAATGACTTTTTACCTAAAAAGCCTGGCGCAGAAGAACTACAAGCAATCGCTGAAATGTTCCAAGCATCGGTTGATGGTGAATTATACGATGTTGAGAGATGGGGCAACTTCTACAAGCCATATGGCGTAGATGTTCCTAAAACTCAATCAACTACACCAGCGGCTCAACCTGCTCCAACAGTAACAACTGAACCTGTTGCAGAAGTAAAAGAGCCTGCACCAGCACCTGCTGAGCCTGAAGCAAAAGCAGAAGAAAGTGCTCCTGTAGAACAACAAGCAAGTGGTGAAAAACCTAGTGCAGATGATATTTTAAACATGATCCGTAACAGGTCATAAGGAGATACATCATGCAGAAACCATTTGACTTAACAAAGTTCAGAACTGGTATCAGTAAATCTATTACTGGCATCAGTGCTGGCTTCCATGATCCGCAGGACTGGATATCAACTGGTAATCATACATTAAATTATCTTATTAGTGGAGACTTTAATAAAGGTATTCCACTGGGTAAAGTTAGTGTATTTGCCGGTGAGTCTGGCTCAGGTAAGAGTTTTATCTGTGCTGGAAACTTAGTAAGAAACGCACAAGAACAAGGCTGTCAAGTTATTATATTTGACTCTGAGAATGCTCTTGATGAAGAATGGCTACACGCATTAAATGTTAGCACCGACCCCGATAAATTATTAAAATTTGGTGTGTCTATGATTGATGATGTAGCAAAAACATTAAGCACATTTATTAGTGACTATAAAGATAACTATGGTGACCTACCTTATGAAGAACAACCTAAAGTGCTATTTGTAATAGATAGTTTAGGTATGTTACTATCGCCTACTGACGTTGACCAATTTAATAAAGGTGACTTAAAAGGCGATTTAGGTAGAAAACCTAAGGCTCTAACTGCTTTAGTTAGAAACACGGTTAATCAATTAGCACCGCATCCTATCGGACTTGTTGCAACTAATCATACTTATGCATCGCAAGACATGTTTGATCCTGATGATAAAATATCAGGCGGACAAGGTTTTATATATGCTAGTAGTATTGTTGTCGCACTTAGAAAACTTAAACTTAAGGAAGATGAGGCAGGCAACAAAGTGTCTACAGTACAAGGCATTAGGGCGGCATGTAAAGTTATGAAAACTAGATACAGTAAACCTTTTGAAAGTGTTCAAGTAAAGATCCCATACGAAACAGGTATGGACCCATATAGTGGGCTCCTAGAGATGTTTGAATCCAAAGGTATTGTAGAAAAAGTTGGAAATAAACTTTCATATGTATCGCCAATTACAGGTGAAGAAATCAAAGAGTTCAGAAAAGGCTGGACCGGAGATAAACTTCAGGTAATTATCAATGAATTTGGACAAAATCCAAATGCTGATGTAAATGCTGATTATGAAAACGCATCTGACATCGATTCAACAGATGAAATGGAGGAGGTTTAGTAATGAACCCTGATTTACAATTACTTATTAGTACTTGGGACACTCTGAAAAACTACATCGCTAAGAAAGACAGAGTCGAAGCCGCAGAACATTTAGTTCGCGTATTTGATGAAGAATGTGATATGGCCGGAGTGGAAGATGAAGCACATACTTTTGATTCTGCCTTAAAAGCCGCAGTGATTGGTCACTATGGTTTTGGCGAGGAAGATGAAGAAGACGATGATTGGGATTACTAATGGCAGGTTGGTATAATTCAGTTGTAGAAGATTTAAGTAAGATAGTTCAATCTATTGAGCATTACGAAAATGAACTACAACAAGCCAAATACGAATGCAGTATAAAGGGTAGCCTGGAGAAATCCAGTGCCGCCCTACCTGGCATAACAGAACATCGTTTCAATCAACTTCAAGAGATTGAAGCAATACTAGAACATCTGAATATTGAACTTCGTAAGGAGAGAAGTACAACGTTCAGAAAATATCTCGAATCCTATAACAGACAGTTAAGTAGTAGAGACGCAGAAAAATTCGTTGACAGTGAAGATAGTGTTATCAACCTAACACATCTTTGCAACCAATATGCTCTACTTAGAAACAAGTATTTGGGCATTATGAAAGGCTTAGATACAAAGCAATGGCAAATAGGACACATCACAAGGCTGAGAACAGCCGGAATGGAAGACATAGTAATAGATTAACTTCTTCCAAATCAAGCACTTACAAAAAGGTTGACAATACGTCTAATGATGCTAATATAAGCGATATTGAAAACTGGTGTAGGAGCCAAGATATGGTCCATGTTAATCTTTATGGGCAATTCAAAAATAAAAAATTAGTAGAAAATATATCTGAACTTTTGGTAGAGAATATACTGCCTACAAATATCCGTAGACCTGTAAATATTGATGTGTGGATACACAATGTTTTAGAGGAACAAGCAGGTGGATTTTGTTGGGGAGATAGAGATACAATTGATATTGAAATTGCCAGAACTAGTGAAGGTATAAAATTTACTAGAGAAGAAATGCTTATAAATCTAACACATGAATTGATACATGCTAAACAATTTATTTCAGGTGAATTATCTCCAACTACTGCAAGATGGAAAAAAGGTGATTATACTAAAGTTCCATACAGTAAACAACCTTGGGAACGTGAAGCATATTATTGGGAAAAACGTCTTTACGAAAAATACTTCGAAAAACTTAATGCATAATTAGGTTGACATTCACCACAAATTTCGGTATAATATATTTACTTTTTAATTTAGGAGTAAAATATGGAAGTATTTGAATACGATGAAAGCATAAGTTATGAGCAAAACTTTACAGTCTGGTATGACATGAATTGTAGAGAACGTTCTGCTTGGAATGAAAGACAATACACACTTGAAGAAGCAAAACTTGTTTTTGCAGGTATGTATGACGTATCAATAACAAATTAAGGAATACTTATGACCACTCACGCAATGATAGATATTGAGACTTTGGCAACATCGCCTGAAGCAGTTATCTTGAGTGTGGGTGGTGTAAAGTTCGATCCTTACACAAATGAAGAGCCACATTCCTTCATTGATATGAAATTAGACATTGATGAGCAAACAGCATTGTCTAGGGATATAGATGATGGCACAATGCAATGGTGGGCAAAACAACCAAAGCATATTCAGGAAATTGCCTTTGCAGAAGAAGGCAGAACTAAACTAACAGAATTCACAAAATCACTTAATAAGTGGCTAGTAGGTTGTGACCAAATTTGGTGTCAAGGCCCACAATTTGATATGGTCATTATTGAGAATCTATATAAAATGCTTAATACCCACACAAATTGGGCATATTGGCAAATCAGAGACAGTAGAACTGTATTCAGTATGATGGAAGTTGACCCCAGAAAAGGCATTCAAGAGGACTTACATAGTGCTGTAGATGATGCAAAATGGCAGGCAAAATGCTTACAAACCTGCTTTTTCATGCTAGATATCAAAAAATCTTAAAAAAATTACCAAAAAAAGTGGCAAAAAGGTTGACTTTACTCGCTAAAGAAGTATAATAGTATGTATAAGTTAAACAAAACGGGAGTAAAGATGACTAACTTTGTAAAAATAAAACACGGTACTTACAGAAAGAATACCATTGAAAACATGGTTTTCCCTGTATTGAAACCTTTAAACATTGGCAAGAAAGGTGCTTTCATTACTGTAAATGGAAGTGAAGTTCTTGGTGATAAGTTCGATAAAATCCGAGTGCTAATTGAAGATCCTACTAAGGACCTTGAATATGTTACTCCGGCAATATACGCCGAGCAGGCTAAAATCGACAACACTCCAAAAGAAGAAGAGAGTGAAAAAGATGCTATTGAGAGAATCAAAGAAAGATTTGATATTCTTGATAGAATGACTCATGCAGTAGCAGAAGGTACTGTAAGGGGTATGATTGTAAGTGGCCCTCCAGGAGTTGGTAAGTCGTTTGGTGTTGAAACTGTTCTTGAAGAATACGACATGCTTACTCAGGTTGCTGGTAAACCTGCAAGGACTGAAGTTGTAAAAGGTTCTGTAACACCAATTGGTTTGTTCCAGACATTGTTTAACAACTCTGCACCTGGTAACATATTAGTATTTGATGACTGTGATAGTGTGTTGTTTGATGAAGTATGTTTGAACATGCTTAAGGCTACACTTGATTCAGGTAAGAAAAGATACATTACTTGGAAGTCAGAGTCCCAAGCACTTCGTAGAGAAGGTATACCTGATAGGTTTGAGTTTAAAGGTGGTTGTATCTTTATTACTAACGTTGATTTTGAAAACGTTCGTAGTAAGAAGATTAAGGATCACTTAGAAGCACTTATGTCTAGGTGCCACTACTTGGATCTTACAATGAACAGTATTAAGGATAAATTTATCCGAATCAAGCAAATTGTCAGGGACGGTATGCTTGAAGAATACAAGTTCGGTAAAGAAGGCGAAAAAGAAGTAATCGACTTCATGCTTGATAACGCAGATAGACTTCGTGAAGTTAGTTTGCGTATGGTTCTTAAGATTTCAGACCTTAAGAAGATGGAGCCTAAAAATTGGCAGTCATTAGCCAGAACAACTTGCATGAAGGGTGCAATATAAAATAAATATATATTGCTAACGGTTCCCTGGTGCTCAAACGTTAGTCATCCCCCAAGAGAGCACCTTAGACGCCCGGAGTTCTTCCGGGCGTCACTTTATTACATTTTTAACTTGACTTTTCCACAATAAGACGTATAATTATAATAGAACTAATAACCTGGAGACAGAATGAGTAATAGAAGTAAGATTGATTGGAACTTCCATATCAATTTTTCTCCTATGTATGCGGCTTTTGTATGGATGATATTGTTCTCAGTAGCAGTATGTTTAAGTCCAAAAGCACAGGCAGAGGAGATAGAAGAAGTTGTGGTAGTGGGACAACAAAGCACAACTATAAAAGCAGACCCACTAAAAGGTAATTCCTTTATAAGAGCATTACTACCCGGTCATACATGGACTGCTGGTGGTTATGGTGCTTTCCAAGGATATAACGAACGTGGTGCACAAAATGTACATACCGCTGTTTACAAAAACGGCATACCAGCAAACTTGCCTGGTAGTGCATGGTATGATTTTGGTAATGAACTAGCAACAGGGCAAGAAGTTAAAATTATTTCTGGTGCTAATAGTGTTGTGTATGGTAGTGGTAGTATTGCTGGTACTATATTGATTAAAGATAACATTGAACAAGGTGTTACTGCAATCTTAGGTTCACAGGATCATAAAATGGTTAGTGTTGCACCTGCAAAATGGTTTCAATATACTGCAATGGAAATAAACCAAGATAGTGTAAGAAATGATAATACTGAAAGTGACTGGTACACAAATAGAAACGCAAAGTTAAATTTTGATGTACAAGATTTTAGGATAACAATGGACTACACTGATTACAGTTATGATTATGACAACTGTTATGATTCTAGTTTTAATCAGTCTAATAATTGTGAACAAGATGGTGAAAAATATAATATTGCATTAAACAATGAATATTTTACATTGGGTAGAACACATGACAAAGCAGATTATTACACAGGCGAATGGATGTCATATGCTAACGAAAGTAGCACAGACTATTTGAGAGTTGGTGACCAAACTAACCTATCTAACAAATTGCAAATCGCATATGGTGTAGACGCAAGTCATGAGAAGTATCAAAGTCTAAACAATGAAGAACATAGCAGAGACAATTACGGTGCATACTTAAATATTAATGCCGACTTTGCCATGAAATACAACTTTGGTTTTAGAGTTGGAAATGAAGACCAAAACGCATTAAGATTTGGTTTAGAAAGTGGTCCATTCTTTTTAAATGTTGGTAACAGTTATAGAAGACCTACACTTTATGAATTACATGGTGATAGTTGGGTTGATGCAAATCTAGACTTATTGCCTGAAGAAGGTGTTGGTTACGAAATAGGATTTGGTGTGTTAAGTATTTTCAAATATGACTTTGAAGAAGCAATAGAATATGCACCAGGTGGAAGTAATGATGTTACAACTGTAACTTATGATGAAGATGGTAATGCAATTACAACAACCACAACAGAATACTACAATGCAAAGTATTACAATACTGGTGCATACGACACACTAGGTATTAGATACTCGCAATGGTTTGGTAACTTTATGCTTACACTGAAATATACAGATACAGAACAAGCAAGAGTGCCTAAGTATGTTGGTGTTGTTAAATGGAATCAAGCCTTTGGTAGTCATGAATTTGATATTACCTATAGAGGTAATTTTGAAAGAATACCTGGTCCATATGACGGAGCAGAATTAGAGGACTTGCAAAACTTGTCTTTTAGATACATTAAAACTTTTGCTAATGATGTTGACTTAGCATTAACAATAGACAACATCTTAGATGAAGAAGTAGAAGTACTTCCAGGTTATAACAATCGTGGAAGACAAATTATGTTGACAATTCAAAGGAAATGGTAGTATAATACAGTATGGCTAAATGTGTTCTTGAAATAAGAGATGAAGTAAACGTAAAATTCGTTGGCTTAGACGTCAAGACAAGACGTGCAATATCTGACCAAGCCAAATATTTCTTACCTTATGCATATCATATGCCTGCTTATAAATTAGGCAGATGGGATGGTTGTGTTAGGTATTGTGATATAGGCGGAAGAACTTACATGAACATATTGGACAAACTGATACCTATTGTGCAAAAAGCAGGATATGAAATTGAAATAGATGACAAACGTCAGCCTTACAATTTTAACTTTCCTACTATAACTGATACTAGATATGAAAACACAATGTGGCCCAAAGGTCATCCTGCTGAAGGAGAGCCTGTAATATTAAGGGACTATCAAGTTCAGGTTATTAATGAGTTTTTAAAGAACCCACAAAGTTTACAGGAGGTGGCTACAGGCGCCGGTAAGACGCTCATAACCGCCGCCTTAAGCGATATGTGTGAACAGTATGGTAGAAGTATTGTTATTGTTCCTAACAAAGACTTGGTAGTACAAACTGAAAGAGACTATAAGAATTTGGGTCTTGATGTAGGTGTGTTGTTTGGTGACAGAAAAGAGTATGACAAAACTCATACAATATGTACTTGGCAAAGTCTTAGTATTTTAGAAAAGAAAAGTAAAAACTATGAAGCAGATTTTCCACTTGATGAATTCATCGATGGTGTTGTGTGCATTATGGTTGACGAAGTACATAAAGCCAAAGCAGATGTGCTAAGAAATCTTTTAAGTGGTCCTTTTAGACATGTTCCAATACGTTGGGGTCTAACTGGAACAATACCAAAAGAAGAACATGAAGCAATTGGCTGTATATGTAGTTTAGGTCCTGTAATAGGAAATCTAAGTAGTAAAGAATTACAAGATAGAGGCGTATTAGCAGAACTAGACATTAATATTTTTCAACTACAAGACGGCGTATTAGGTTTTAATAACTATGCACAAGAATTGAAATGGCTTGTAACAGATGACGATAGAGTTAGTCACATTAGCGATATCATCAAAGGTTTGAGCGGTAGTGGTAATACACTGGTGTTAATTGATAGATTAGCAACTGGTGAGTTACTGGTAGACAAAAATCCTGAATGGGTGTTTATCAGCGGAGATATGAAAGTTAAAGACAGACAGTCTGAGTATGCTGAAATATCAGAAGCAGATAACAAAGTAATTGTTGCTACATATGGTGTGGCGGCAGTAGGTATTAACATACCAAGAATATTTAATTTGGTACTTATTGAGCCTGGCAAAAGTTTTGTTAGGGTTATACAAAGTATTGGAAGAGGTATTCGTAAAGCAGAAGATAAAGATTATCTACATGTTGTAGATATTACAAGTAATTTGAAATACAGTAAAAGGCATTTGACAAAAAGGAAAGCATTTTACAAAGAACAAGGATTTCCGTTTACAGTAACAAAAGTGGAGTATAAATGAAAATTTTAACAGTAGAAAACGAAGTTTATGAAATAGACCAGGTACCTGATGAAGTAGATGACATTAGATTTGGAGTTTTCGATACCAGTGATCCTGAGTGGATGGATTACTATTTTTTACCTCTAATATTTTTAGAGAGTTTTTACGCACCTGCAATATGCTTACAAATAGGCGAACACAATATACAAATGCCTATGGACTGGAGTATAGCAATTACAGATGAAGATTTAACAGGTATAGAAGTAATACCTTTGACTAGTTTAAACAATAGAGGATTTTTAACTGCAACATTAAATCCTTTGAGTGGTAAAATATTGGAATGCCATGAAGTAAAAATTACTAACATTTTTCAAGATGTAAAATGGTTTTTTCCAAAATTAAAAAATGGACACATGTTACTTGCTCCGTTGGAAGATAAAGCAGATCCTAGATGTGCTATGTTTGTTAAAGAAGCAAACAAAATTCCAGCAGAGATTGATATTGGATATTTGTTAGACTAGGAGGAATTATGGCAAAATATAGATATAGAATAGAAGGTGGTAGATATGGAGGCGAACTTGCAGTTGGTTCTGTAACAAATGAGTTTGTTAAATATTGGGCACCTATAATTGAAGAAGACGGTGCATATGATACTTTTATTCCACATGTCCTTTCATTAAGCGAATGGGACGATGATGAAGATATCGACAGTAATGCTCCTGCAATACTAGAAGAGAGTAATGAAATATCTGGGTGGTATGAACTAGATGATATTGAACACATAAACAATGCTTACGCAGATGGTGGATTTTATATTAGTTCAGTCCCCACAGATGAATCAGACGACTATGCATATGATGAAGAAGAAATATCAACTGACGGTTACTGTTTAAAAGGCAGAGAAGGAGCATACATCAGTACAGATACAGAAGGTGAAACACCAGAAGGCTGTACACCTGTCTTATTATTTCATAGTGCAGAAAAAGGACAATTTGGTGTTTGGTTTGTGGAAACAGATGAACCTTTTGATCCTAACAAGTTGGTTTACAGTATTGTAGAAACACATTTAGGTGAATTTGTAGAAGATGTTTGGTATGACAAACAACTACTAGATGTAGATTATGACTACTCAGATTCAATGGGCAAGAGTTATGAAGCCGCTGTTGGTTGGATAACAGACAAATGGAGAGACCCTTATGTAGATCCAGAAGAAGCAGACTTATCTGAATATTGGGAAGATTATGACGCAGAAATGGAAGAAGATGGATCTTAAAAAACTTATAACTACTGTACCTGATTTTCCTGTTAAAGGAATACAATATAAAGACGTTACAAGTATTCTTACACAACCAAAAGCATTTCAATATACTGTAACTAAATTAACTGATTATTGTTTGCGTAATAAAATTACAGACATTGTGGCACCAGATGCCAGAGGATTTTTATGGGGTGCTCCAGTGGCATTGGATATGGAAATACCTTTGCACATAGTTCGTAAGCCTGGTAAGTTACCACCACCAACATATGAACATCACTTTACATATGAGTATGCTGAAACCAACTTAAACATAAAGCAAGACGCAAAATTAGGGCCAGACAGCAACGTTTGTATTATAGATGATGTTAATGCTACGGGTGGTACTGCAAGTGCTATATTCGAACTGCTACAAAACTTTAAATGCCAGCCTTTACATTATGCATGTGTAATTGACTTGACATTCTTACAAGGAAGTGCTAAACTGCAAGAGTATTGTGGTATGGATACTTTTAGTGTGATATCATATGAAGAATGAATTTGACAATATAATTTTAATTGCATTAGAGCAAGAAGCACCCAACATGGCTAAATGGGGTAATGTATTTTTTACAGGCGTTGGAAAAGTAAACGCAGGTATTACTGCTGGTAAATTGATTGAAAAATATCAACCTAAAGTTGTTTGGAACTTTGGTACTGCTGGTGGTATCAGTGTAAGCAGTGGAATACATGAGATGAAAAATTTTGTACAACGTGATATGTTGTGTAGTGAATTAGGATTCGGTATAGGACAGACTCCTTTTGAGTCAGACGGCATAATAAGTTTTGGAGACCCAATAGATGATATGTGTTGTAGTAGCGGTGATAATTTTGTTAGTGGCGATGCAGATTTGGGTATTATCGCGGATGTGGTAGAGATGGAAGCCTATGCAATAGCAAAGGCATGTAAATTAGCAAACGTAGATTTTAAATGTTATAAGTATGTGAGTGACCAAGCAGATGAAAATGCTAGTAAAGATTGGCACGAAACAGTAGCAGATGGTGAACAATTTTATATGAATACATATTTGGATAATTACAATGGCTAGAAAGGCTCAATTACCTTTAGCAGAAGTTATGAAAGCCATAGACAAAAAGGATCGTAACTGGTATAATAAATTAACTGCTGAACAAAAGAAAGCATTCAGTCCTTGGATGATGATGAGGTATGCAAGTAGTGTGCAAGGCGCACAAGCACCTGACTATATATGGATGGTAAATGAATTAATTAATCACAAGTTTAGTGATGTTAGTAAACACCCAGAGTTGCAATGGTTATTAATGACAGCGGCTGGTAGTGGTAAAGTGCAACATCACCCTTACATAAAGCCGCCAAATGCTAGAAAAAAGAAAAGCAAAAGAGTAGACTTTATAAATGAAATTTTGCCACATTTGAAACAAGATGAAATTGACTTGTTGTTAAGTATAAACAGTGATGATGACCTTAAACAAATGGCAAAAGACTTTGGTATAGACGACAAAAGAATAAAGGAAATATTTAAGAAATGAAATGCAAATGGTGTGGCAAAGAGTTCAGAAGTGAAAGCACACTTGCAGTTCATATGTGTGTAAAGAAAAGACGTTGGACTGATAGAGATATGAGCCACATACGTTTAAGCCACAGAGCATTTCAGATGTTTTATGAAATAAACACTAGTGCAAAGAATCCAAAGACAATAGAAGAATTTATAATGAGTCCATATTATGAAGCATTTGTAAAGTATGGTAGGGCATGTCAAGTTAATGAATGGCTAGAACCAGAAAAGTACACAGAGTGGTTAATCACTAAAGGTGTAAAATTAAAACAATGGACAGCAGATAAATCTTACAACACATACATACAAGACTTTGTGAGAAAAGAAACAGGACTTAGAGCATTAGAAAGAACAGTTGTATATCTTTCCAAATGGAGTGAAGAAACAGAAAAAGATTGGCAGTCTTATTTTGAAGTTGTATCTCCTAGTAGAGCAGTACATGACATAAGAAGTGCAAAAATTAGTCCGTGGGTAATATATCTTAGTCAAACAGGAGATTTATTATTGCAAAAATTTAATGATGAGCAAGTAGCAATGATAAAAGATTTTATAGATCCTCCGTTTTGGATGAAACTATTTGCAAACAACAAAGAAGAAGTAAGAGAAATAAAACAAGCATGTAAAGAGGCAAACTTATGAATACAATAATGTTTGCAGGTGATAGTTATGCAGTTGCAGATCCTGAACATAAACATCATGGTGAAATAATTGCTGAACATTTTGGTCTTAAATGTAAACTAGAAGGTATTCCTTTTAGTGATGTACAAGCAAATGGGTATGTAACAATAGGAAGAATTATGGAAGATCCTAGTATTACACATTGTTTATACTATGTCACAAGAGCAACACACTTACATTTACACGATAATAATATAGACCAAGAACAATTACCTGCATTACCAGAAGATATTCAAAATGGTAATCAAAAAATTAAATACACAGAAGAATGGTTTAAAAGTCATTATCAATCAGAGTATGACAACA